GTTACGACGGAACCCACTGTCAGCGTGAGCGAGCTCAGCGCGGTTGCGACGACTTTCAGTCGATCGATGTGCTTCATTGTCTATCTGTCCTTGGTAAAAAAACGACCCGCACGAGGCGGGCCGCAAAGCCCGGATGAACCGGACGGAGGAGACAACGAGAGATCAGGTCTGCGAGAACAACTCGATGCCTGTCATCTGCGGCTGCAGGTTGACCAGGCCATAGAAGACGTCCCAGCGGTACTTGGTCGACAGGTCACCGATGGCACCCTGGCGCGCCATGGTCACGGTGATGCCGTTGTCGGTGGTCGCCGACATGACAGCCATGCCCGAGTCCGGAGCCGGCTGATACTTGCCCGGGATGATCTCGAAGGCTTCGTCTTGCCAGAACGGTGCAACGACGCTTGACACGGTGTTGAGCCACGTGATGGCGGCGCCGTTGGCCGGCGTGGCGGTCACGTTCTTGTATTGCAGCTCCGGGTCGGTCGGCGACGAGTCGGCAGCGATGATCGGCGGCGAGATGGTGATGACACCCGAGCCACCCGCGCCGGACACGATGGCGGTGACGCGGAAGGTCTTCAGGTTGCCCGTGTCGGCTTTCGTGATGTGGTGCACCTCGTTGACGCCCGCGATGGTGAACGCGTCGCCGACCTTGACCGTGCCGCTCGTGACAGCGATGGTCAGGTTCTGGAAGCGGTTGTCGACGTTGCTGATCTCGCCGGTGGCCGCGGTGCTCGTGGCCTTCGGGACATAGCGCTGGTTCCCGCCGTTGACGGTCACGGTCACGCCGGCGGCGGCCGTCAGGCGGTAGCCATAGTCCAGCTTGAACGTGTCGAAGTTGGCGATCTGGCCGACGGCAGCCTTCTCGTACGCGGTCAGGGTCTTGCCAGACAGGGTCTGGCGGCCGGCCAGGTTCGACGCCATGCTGTTGTAGTGGTTGCTCGGCAGGGTCAGCTTGCGGCCGTCCATCTGCACGCCCAGGCGGTTGAACGCGTCATCGATGGCCGCGACGTCGTCGTAACCCGAGGCGGCGGTCGTGCGCTTGATGACCACGGTGCCGGTCAGCGCGGCCAGGTTCGAGCAGTCGACGTTGATGTCCGAGGCCAGACGCTGCATTGCAGCCTTGCCCAGGCGCTGCTCCTGGAGGGCGTCGCGCAGTTCGGTCGCCGACATGGTCAGCGGGACCGAGTGGCTGTAGCCCAGCGATGCCGGGACGGACAGCTGCGTGTAGTTGCGGTTGAAGTTGGCCGACTGGTCGACACCGGTGAACGACTGCGCGACGTACGGCATCGGGCGCCAGAACGTGTTGCCCGCGCGTTCGGCTTCGGTGCCGTCGAACGTTTGCTTCTTGAACAGCTTGGAGATGATACCGGCGTCCTGGAAGCCTTCCAGGGCCATGTCGAACGCTACTTTTTCCTCTTTCGAGAACGAATTTGCCATGATGGCTCCTAAAACGGTTGAGAGAATTGCGGCCAGTGCCGCGTGCTACTTCGCTCATCCGTTTCAGGCCGGACGGTGGCCCTTTTACTGCAACTGCCCGTAGGTGGGCGAATCCTTGGTGGCCCCGTCTGACGCGGGGGCCTCACGGCATGCGTTACGCTGCTTGCTTGGCGCGCTGCTCGCGCTTGTACTGGTTGACCTTGGTGCGGTCGCCGGTACGGTCTGCTTCTGCTTCCAAGCGCTCCAGAGTGTTGTCGATGGTCGCGCCGCCGGCGGTGCCGCGCACCTGACGTTCGGGCGCCGGGGGAGTCTTGCGGGGGACTACTTTCAATTGCGTCTCCAGTTTGCCGATCGCGACCGCGAACCGAACCGGGTCCTTAATCGCGGCGAGTTCCTTGGCCTTGGCCGGGTTGCTGCCGAGGGCGTAGATGACCAGTTCGGGCTTGTCGACCGCATGCACGATCATGTTCTGCTGCAGCTGGCTCAGAGTGGACTGCACGACGTGCTCAGCGCCGTCGAAGTCGTCGACCTTCAGGGCCGCTTTCGCGGTCTTGTAGGCCGTGACCTTCGTATTCCACGCGGCGGCAGCAGCTTCCTGCTCAGCGCGCGCGGCAGCCGCCTGCTCGTCCGCTTTGCGCTTACGCTCGTTCCAGGCCAGCAGTTCTTCGCCGTACTTCTCGGCGTCGAAGTCGCAGCCTTCCAAGGTCGGCTTCTCGCCCACCTGGACTGTCTGCGGCTGCTGGGTCTGTTTGGTGGCTGCAAGCTGCTGCTCGAGATCACGCTTTTGACGCTGCAGCTCGCGATGCTCCTTGCGAAGCTCCTTGACCCACGCGGGCGCGGGCTTGCCTTCGATCTCGTCTTCGGTAGCCGCCGGCGGCATCTCGTCGCCGATGGTCACGATTACGCCGTCGTCGGCGGTTTTGTCTTCAGCTTCGCCGGCGGGCAGCTGCTCACCTTCGGGCGTCTCGCCCTCGGGCTGCTCGTCGTCCTGATCCTGCGATGCGTCGACCTGCTGGGTTTCGCCAGCGCTACCGCCGGCACTGCCGGTTTCGTCGCCCTGGAATTGCTCCCGATACGAACGCTGTTTCCACATCCAGCTTTTATGCATGGTTTCCTCTGTTTGCTCGTCGATAGGCTCAACGGATGCCAATGGGCAAAATGATAGGCGGAAACTATTCCTGATGCAACAATGATCGGCGGAATTTATTTCGGCGTTGCGCCCGCGCGGCAGAAAGTTTTACTGTTCAGCTTCGTCGTCAAGCTGCAGGACGTCGATTCCCATGCCGCAGTAGACGTCAAACGTGCATGCGACCTCTACGGCACGTCGGGCATCGCAACCTAAATGCATCGCAGCCATCGCGAAGTCCCGGCCCGACCCCATCGCGATGAACTCGTCCGGGATTGGTTCCGGATATCCTCGTCCCATGCCGTCGTACACGCGCACACCGTCCGGCGCGAACACGGTCAGGTGGCCGCTCGTGTCCGGATGGTCACCGCGAGGAAACTCTCGAGGGTCGCGCACGCCGCGGCACCACGCCAGCAGAGCATGCGCGTGCGACCCGTCGCCGCTCAGTGCCACGAGGCCATCAGGCAAACGGAAAATCTTCGTGGCTGAGCGTTTCAAACTGCCTACGGTGGCCTGCCTGTCGGCCGCCAGCATGCGGCCGTCCCACGCGATGACGGTCATTGCGTGCTCCCCGGTTGCGTTGCAGCTTGCTGCTGGGACTGCGCCATCTGCTCGCGCGCCAGCGACTGGTCGCCCAGGTGCTGCGCGACGGCCAGCGCATGGTCGGCGCTGTCCTGCTGGATGCCGGCCAGCTTCACGACCGTGTCGGCCTGGGTGTTCTGGACCTGCGCCGCGGTGAGTGCGGTCTTGGCCTGCGACTGCTGCGCATCGGCCAGCGCCTTCTGTGCGGACGCCTGCAGGAACTGCGCGTTCGGGTCCGGCTGCTGGTTCTGCGCCTCGGCGGCCAGTTCCTGCTTCTCGTCATCGGTCGGAGCAATGACGCCCATGCGCACCAGCTTGCGGCGGTAGAACGAGCGGATATCCGACATGCCTTCACCTTCCAGATTCATCAGGATCATCGACGTCAGCACGGTCACGGTCTCCGGATCCTGCGTCATCTGCAGGACGTTCGTCAGCTCGCGCACCAGCGCAGCCTTACGGCTCACCGACGATGGGCCGACGTCGGGGATCACATCGAAGCGGGCCTTGCTGATGTCGTTGGCGAGGTAGCGCGCGCCGGTTTCCTTATCGATCATCGGCTTCATCAACTCGACGGTGCCCATCTGGTCCGCGTGGTCGATGGTCTTCATGCGCCGGCCCGGCTCGTGCAGAAGCTCGGACGCCATCGACTGCCAGACGTGGCCGACCTGCTTGATCATCTTCTTGAAGTTGTCGATGTAGATGAAGACCTGCATGTCCAGGCGCTGCTGGATCAGCTCGACGGCCTTGCCGGACTGGTTCGGCTGCAACTGCTCGCCGGCCTGCTGGTTGCCGAGCATGTCTTCGAGCGCCGTGGCAGCCAACTGCGCGAGCGCGGCCATCGCTGGCGGCATGTTCGGCGCCTTGGTGTAGCCGATGGGCGCGAGAATCTGTTGGCCGGTCGTCGTGTCCAAGATCGGATTGATCAGCAGGTAGGGATACTTCTCGATGGCGTCGTCGGCCCACATCTGCGCATGGCCGGCGATCTGCTCTGGCGTCAGGATTGGCTTTTCGATATCGAAACGCGCGGCCATCTCCGCGAGCCAGGACTTGATCATGTTGTCCAGGACCTGCGCGTCGCGCGCGAGGCGCACGTGGCCTTGGCACCGCTCGATGCCGTCGACGAACCAGCGCTTGCCGTAGAAGGGCACGATCGGAATGCACGTGCCGGCGATGTAGCCTTCGTCCGACAGGATGCGCGCGCCGTTCATAATGTACTTGTGCACCTTGCGCACCTTGCGGCGCTTCTCGCGAACCTTCTGGAAGCCGCGGGCTTCGAGCTCGGCCTGCTTGCCCGGATCGTCCTGCAACTCCTTGTCCGTCACCTCCATCTCGGCCGGCTCGTCGTCGCCCAGTGCGAGGCCACGGAAGAAGTGCACGAGCTCCGATTTCTCCTCGATCTCGTAGACCTCGGCGATCCACACGACGTCCGGCGTGGTCCAGTCGAACTGATCGCGCGTGATGAATTTGGGCATGCTGGCCGGATCGTCACCGTATTCCTCCGGATAATCGGCGCGCGGCACCGACGACAGCACGTAGCAGCGGCGCGCGTCAGCCTTGTCGTACCGCTTGCCGTCCAGGCTGAAGAACACGCACGAGTCGGCCTCATAGATCGGCTCGATGGCGATGCGCTGTCGCGTGTCCTCGTCGTCAAGTTCGTCCTCGTACCGCGCGCGCAGGCGGATCGCGCCCATGCCGCCGCTCGTACCTTCCTCGAACGCGTTGTCGTACGCCTCCTGCGCGCCGCTGTCCTGCTCATCGGCCCGGAAGAGGCCGTCGCACGTGTCGGCCAGCTCGTCGGCCTGCGAACCGTCCTTCGGCACGAAGTCGACCGTGATCCGGTTATTGCGGTATTCGTTGATAATTCGCAACACCGCGAGATGCGTCTTGTTAAATTCGAATCGCGGCTTGTTTGCAAACTGCTCGCCGACCGGGCCTTCCCACTGCGCGCCCGGGATCGAGTAGAAGCGGCGGTCGCTCAAGCACTGGATGCGCGTGTCGCGCGTCGCCTCTTGGATGGCGTCGAAGTCGCGCAGGAAGAAGTCGTGCTTCGCGCTCAGGCGGTCGGCGTTGCTGGGTCGGCTCATGGCTGATGCCTCTCGGAATGAATTTCCGATAGTCTACAGCTATCAAATGCCGACAGGAAATAGGGGCGGTCGGTTATCCGGACTGGCCCGGCACTTCGTCGCCGAATTTCGACGCCACGTAGGCGCGCATGGCGGCGATCAGCAGGGTCGGCCCACGCATTTCGTCGTATGCAGTGGTGTCGACGTAACTGCATGTTGGGTTCTTCTGCACAAAAGCGGCCCATCCGCCAGCACCGTCGGGGAAGGCAACGATGCGCTCTCGCTCGATCATCGGCCCCGCATGCGCCCAGTGCGTAGACGGCCTGAACGGCGTTCCGCTCGCAAGCTGGAAGTAGTCCAGATTACATGGCGAGTATGACTTGATGATCTGGCCATCCGCGCCGTTTGCCTTCGCCACCCAGTAGTCCAGCACCGCACCTTCGAGTTCTGATACCTTCATGCCATGGCCTTGCCGATCTCGGCCGCCGCTCGGACGATCGCGCGACGCGTGGCGGCGAAGTCATCGGGGATGACTTCGGATTCGTTGGCGCCCGACGTAACACTTGGGAATACGGTGAATGGGCCTTCTGCGGGATCGCCTGAAGTGCAATAAGCAGCGCCGGCAGAAACATGCTCGTTCCACACAGTTAGTTGCAACTTCACCGCGAGGCGCAGCGCGTCGCCATCGTTGTGCAGCGGATTCCATGCAAACGGCGCGCTATGCGGCCGCATCACTTCCAGCCCGAACTGGAAATCGTAGTGCCCGACATTGCGCAGGTCTGCCGCTTTCGCAGCGAAAATCACAAGTTCACGATCCGTCATCACCCCTCCGTTGTCATCCCGAGATTCTACCGGCGGCGGAACGCTGATGCCGAGGGAATCGGTGTCGCGGCCTGGATCTGCTTCGGTTTGTCGCGGACCATGAACGACATCATGAGCGAGTCGGCCATGTTCGGCGATGGGACCTTCTTGGCGCGCATCTCGTCCTTGCTCACGAGCTGGATCATCTTCGAGCCGGACGTGCGCTTGCGCTGCTGGCGGACCAACTCTGTTTTCAACTGCTGCAGGTCCTTGATGTCGCTCGACAGGCTGATCATCGTGGCCGGGTCGTGGTACTCGCCTTTGACGACCGCTTCGTACGTGCGCCGGAAGCGGTCGGCCAGCAGCCACCAGCCCATGGCTCGAAGGTTCCGGAAGACGTCCTCGTTCTTACGGTCGCCCTCATAGACGCCTGGCCACGGCGAGTCGCCGGCGCCGAAGCCCTGCACGTCAATGTTCCTGCCCGCAATGCGCTCCTTCAGACCGACCTTGACGCCGGCGCCGACACCGATGCTGTCGTAGACGATGATGTCGGCCCTGTAGTCGAAGGCGTCGTCGAACGTGCGCGTGATCGCGTCATCGATATCGCCGTCGCTCCAGCGCTTCACGTCCTCGACGAGCATGCCATAGCGCTTCGTCAGGCCCTTGGCATCGGCGCCGCTGTCGGCCGGGTCGAACCCGATCACTCGGTCACCGCGCGGCGTGTAGTTTAGGCGCTTGTGCGCGTCGATGGCGGCGTCGACCCATTCCGGCTCGATGACAGAGTCTTCGTAGTCGGCATTACATTCGCCTTCCCACACGTGCAGGTACTTCTTGTAGTTCGCGGCCTTGTCGCGCTCCATCTCGATGCGCAGGACCTCGGGGAAGCGAGGGTTGTCGCGCCAGGAAACCTTCCGAACGTAGATATAGTCGTCCTCGTAGTAGCCAGGCCGGCCAGCGGCGACCTCTCGATTGATATGCTCGATGTAGGGCAGGACGAAACGCGCATACGTCGGAGCGTCCGGCTCGCCCGGGTTGAAGCTGATCCAGATTTCCGAGTTGGCTTCGCGCACGGTCGGGATCAGCACCTTCCAGCTTTCCTCTGAGACGTTCTCGGCCTCCTCGATCCAGACCTTGTTAAAGCCGAATTTTGACTTGAGCGATGTGATGTTGCGAGACAGGCCAACGAACTTGAAACAGGACCCATTGCGGCCGTAGATGCCGTCTCGCTGTACGTCGAAGAAGTCCTGCAGCCCGAACTTCTCGATCTTGGCCACCAGCAGGGCCTGGCTCGACTCTTCGATGGAGTTCATGAACTCGCGTCCGCACAGAATCCTGTCGCCGTGCTGCCACGCGAACCAGACGAGGATTTCCGCGATCTCTTCCGACTTCGCGCCGCCGCGGCCCCCGAACGGGACCTTGATGCGTTTCGGGTACAGGAGAAACTCGAACGCCTCGAACAGCTCGATCTCCAGGCTCTCCGCTCGCGCGTTCATGCCGGCCGCACAATCTTAAAGATGGTCCCGCGCTCTGGGTTCGCCGGGCTGGCTTGGTCATTCGCGCGCTTGTTCAGGTCGTCGACCGTATCCTTGTTCGCCTTGAGCAGGTTCAGGCCGATTTCACTGGCTTCGTTCGCCATCTTGGTCAGGACTGCGATGTTGCCGAGCGCATTGCGGCTCTCCTCGCTCATGGGTGCGCCGTCGTCGATCTCGGAAGCCTTGTTGTGTGCGATACCGGACAGTCGGTGCGCGGTGGCGGCGCCGAACCGCGCAGCGCCCGCCAAGTGCTGACTGATCGCCTTCAGGTCGTCGGCAAGCGAACGTGCGGCTATTTGTTCGGAAATGTTCAGTTTCGACAGTGCGTTCTCTGCTGCAACTATTTGATTCGCTGCATCTTTTACGTTCTGAACGCGTTCGGAAAAGCGGCCCGATATCGTGGACTTGCTGACACCGAACTCCCGGGCGAGCGCGGACGGGGACTCACCGGCAAGCAGGCGCTTGCCGATCCGTTCCCATTGTGCGTCTGTCAACTTGGATTGGCGGCCCATGTGTTATCTCTGCTGTGATGCCTCAATTTTGCCACCAGTCAACGCCCGGCGAAAGCACGGACGTTTCCCGGGTGGTCATAGTTTCCCCCTCCGGACGCGCTCAATCGTCGCTTCCACCTTGCCGTCTGCCCAGGTCAGCAGGTCAATCTCGATTCCACGCTTGGCGGCCTCGGTGCGGATTCGAGTGAGCGCGGACACGATCATGCGAGCGTCGGCGGCCAGCTCCTGGTCGGTCTTGTCGGCGAACATGATCAGATCCCCAGTGCGCCGAAGATGCCGTTCGGCTTCTTGCGCTTGCTCGCGACGAGGTGTCGGAGCTTGTTGCGGGTCAGGACGCGCCGGCGGCGGTCCGGGTCGGCCATGACGTCCCGATAGACGTCGGCGCGGGTCTTCGGCGTGTACACGGCGTCCGGCTTATTGCCGACGGCGTAGACAGGCGCGGGGTAGGCGCCATAGTTCGCCTCGAAGCGCTTGATGTACACGCGACGCGGCTCGCAGGTGCGCAGTTGGCTGATGTACCAGCGGGCCCGGGCTGGCGCCAGGTCGAGCGCGTCGCCTATCTCATTTGCAGTCATCGGCGAGCGCTGGAGCATTTCAACCAGACGCTTGAACGTGCGATCGACGACATCCTTGCGCCCCTGGAGGATCTGGCGAGTCGGGATGTAGGTCGCATCGGCTTGGTCGCCCGCGCTGTACTTCGGCGCCGGCCGGCCGCCGTCGGCGTTGTAGACGTGGCCCGCTACGTGCACGAGCCGCGGTGACGCTTCCTTCATCGCTTTCAGGTGGATGTTGATGCCGTCCTTGGTCAGGTGCAGACGATCCGCAAGCTGTTGCGCGGTCAGTGGTTCGTCGGCAATAGCGGCCAGGATGCGGCCGCGCTGGTATGCGGTGCGTGGGTCGGCCATTATGCGAGTTCCTCCGGGCCGTGCAGCGCGAGCGGGTCCGCAACCGGGAGCGCGGGAACCTTCCGAGCCTGGACGTCGACGGCATCGGTCTTGCGACGCCACGGCCCCTTGTACGCAGCTGCCTTCTCGGCTGCGCGGGCGACGTCGGCCTCGTTGCGGGCCATGGAGGCCGAGATGTCGGCCAGCAGTTCGCGGAACGTCATCATCCTTGCTCCTTCACGTACCAGCTGCATGGGGTCCGGCCGTTGGATTCCTCGAACGTGTGCCGGGCGACGATGGACTCGGGCCAGTTCCCGAGCGTGAAGTCGCTGAACGTCACCACTGGTGGCTCAGCCATCCGGGCGACATCGCGCTCGAGCACACGCGGATAGGTGGTCACGAACTGCTCGAACTCGTCTCGGGTCACGGGCTTCATGCTTTCTCCTTCAGTGCGCGCAGCTGGGCGCGGAAGTCTGCCTTCATGGCCAACAGGCCTTCGATGGTGTAGTCGCCGCCGGTCTGGTCGCATTCGAGCGCTTCGACAGCAGCGAGCCCGATGCGCGCGATCAGGCCAATGCGGTAATCGGCTGCATTGCCAGCGCGGTAGCGGTTGCATTTCTTGCACTGGCCGTGCGCGTTGCGGAAGTCGAAGCGCAGGTGCGGCGCGCTGCCGCGGCTCCGGTAGTGGCCGCAGTCGTAGCCGCCGCCCGGCTGGTCGGCGAGCGTGGACAGGACCGTCGGGCAGCTGATGCACGTCTCGTTGCGGTCGCGGAAGCGCACCAGCGCGTTGAATGCGGCTTGCGTCTCGGCAATGTGCTGCGAGCGCGTCTTTATCTTGGCCTTGCGCTCACGGGTCTGCTTGGTGTCCAGACGCTTGCGCTCGGCAGCGGCGTGCACGGCAGCACAGTCCGGCCCGCAGACCTTGTGGCTGATGTTCCGCGGCTGGAAGCGGTTGGCGCAGCCTTTGACGGCGCACTTGCGAAGGCGCGGGCCTTTGATCGGCATCTTCCGGGTGAGGGGAGTTCGGAGCATGGTCAGCGCTCCCGGACGATTTCAATCGTGCTGAGTACCAAAAACACCGCCACGGCAACAATGTTCGCAGAGCGCGGTACCATCGGTGCCGCGTAGATCGATGCTGTCAGCATGCAATACTGCCAATTCTTCATAGTCCAGTTCTCTTTCGTTCTAGTTAGTCATGCGCTGTGCGCTATGTGTTGCTGCCGCCCGGCGGCCGGGCGGGGTGGTGCGGTTACTGTTCGTCGGATGGCAGGACGCGGTAGGTGCGCGCGGTCACGCCCGTCAGGCCGAGTTCGCGGATGCTGTTGGCAAATCGCTCCCAGGCGGTCTCGGCACCCTTGCGGTCCGCGATGGCACAGGCGGAGCGCAGCAGCTCTTCCATCGCCAGCTCGCGCGCGGACGGCGTGACGCTGCCCTCGATGTGCGCCTGGTACGCCTTCGCGGCAGCCACCACTTCGGTGTAGTGCTGCGCGCCGGACGTGCGCAGGGCCATGTCGAGCGCGTGCGCGCGCAGGCTCGGGTTGTCGGCGCGGCGTGGCGAGGCATCCGCCATCTGTTTCGCATCGTGCTCGCGGTCCTCGGCTTTCTTGGCCTGGCCGATCTGGTACGGCATCCAGGTGGCGTAGAAGCCTCCCTCCGGCACGTCCTGGCCGTCTTGGACCAGCAGCACGTTCAGGCGCGCATGCGGGAAACCCATGGCGTCGAACACGGTCAGATTCACGGAATCCGGCGACTTCACGGCAGCCACGATTGCGGCGAGGGGCTCGCCAGCGGCCGGCGGCGAGAAGTCGGCGGTCTGCGTGTCGGTCGCCGGGTAGAACCAGACGACACGGCCGACGGTGGGGATGATCTTGGTGCTCATGTTGCCCTTTCAGGTTGTTGTCGTTCCCGCATCAGCGGGACGGTTGTGCGCTCGCGCGCGAAATGGTCTCGTTGGTCCTGCGTGGCCGCTGTCCTGCGCCACGGTTGGACGCAGCATCCATGCGGGTTTCAGCGGATCTGCTTGCCTGTCCTGCGCCAGCCTTCTTCGCCAGGAACAGCGGGCACGCCTCATTGGTGTCGTCGTGGCGGCGGAGCTTGTCGTATCCGCTGCACATGCCGTATCCGGCCGGCGCGTCGTCCTGGCGGTGGAAGCGGGAGCACAGGACGCAGGGGGAGGGCGGGCGGTTCATGGCTGGCCGCGGCGGCTGGCGATCATCTGATCGGCGTAATACCAACGCCACGCGAAGTACTTCTTCTCGCGCATCTGGTCCTTCCACGCGGCCTGCTTGTTCTTCGCCACGAGCCAGCGTGAGTAAAACTCGGCCACCTCCTGCTTGGCGTGGATCACGAGGCCGATGCCGTTCTTGAGGTCGACGAACTGCGATGCCTCTGCGGCGCCCCAGTGGCTCGGCGCATCGGGGATCAGCGGCATGTTGTTGCCGTGGTCGCCTTTGAACCAGTCAGGGATGGGCAGCGGCGCATGCGCGGCGAAGTACTCGCGAAGTTCGGTCGTTTTCATACGCGCCTCCCGTCCGCGATGCGGTGCACGTTGGCCGCCGGCTGGGCGCCTCCCTTGCGCGCATCGGCCCAGGTAAAGGCGCAGATGAACGCGTTCTCGTGCAAGCGGCTGTGCACACGATCGCCGACGAACTTCGCCAAGTCGGCCAGCGGCTGGTTGCTGATGGCGATGACGGGCTTGTTGTCGTTGTAGCGGCGGTTGATCACCTCCGTCAGCAGCAAGTTGGCGTTCTCCCGATCCGGCTTGGCGTCGATCTCGTCGAGGATCAGCACGTCGTACTGCAGGAAGCGCAGGATCTCGCCCTCTTGCGTCTTGCCGTCGGTGCTGTAGCTGGCCTGGATCTCGCTGATCATGCCGTTCGCCGTGATGTAGCGGATCGAGCGCACGGCATTCTTGATGAGCGACTGCGCGAGGTCGCAGGCGAGCAAAGTCTTGCCGGTGCCAGTGGTACCCGACAGGATCAGCGCGGCCCACGCCGGTTCGCCCAGGATGAAGTCGCGGAAGAGGCGCGTGGTGTGGCGCACGCCTTTCTGCTCGGGCGTGCTGGCGATGAACTTCTGGTCGACGTATTTTTTCGGGATCGTCGCGGTCGCCATCAGCGCGGCGGAGCGCTCGGCCTTCCAGTTGTCGTGCGCCTCGGCGGCCAGAACGGCGTCCAGGCAGCGCGGGCAGTGCCAGTCGGCGCCGTTGCGTACGAGGACGTTCGCATCGCCGTGCTGCTCGCAGGTTCCCGACACCATGCTGACGCGTCCGGACAGGGCAGGGATGAGGTTTCCGATTTGGTCCATGGTCGTCTCCGTCAAAGTGGGCTGTCGTCGTCAAGGTCGGCCGCGGTCACGCCGCGCGCCGCTAGTCCGGCCTGCATCGCAGCCACGTCGGCGGAGCGATCGACGCCCTCGAAGTGGAACTTCTGCGACGGGGCCGGGCCGCGCGGTGTTGCTCGGCGCTCCCGCGGGTTGAGCAGCCGTTCGACGATCGGGGCCAGGTACTGCGGCGAGATCGTCTCGGTGCCCTTGTGCTCCCGGGCGACTCCGACGGCCTCGGTCAGCAGCTCGATCGACACGCCGCGGTCGGCCCAGGCCATCACGACGGGATTCGTCGACAGGGCAGAGACGCCGAGAGGGCGCAGGGCGACCGTGATCGCCAAGGCGGGGTTGACTGGCTCGGGCGGGTCCTCACGCGGCGGCAGCGGTGCAGTCTTCGGGGCGTCCAGGTCCGTCAGGTCGGCAGGCACATCGCCGCCACCGCCTTCCGCCGGCGCGCTCGCGTCGGTGGTGATGGGGGTATCAGGATTCAGGATGGGGGAATCAGGAATCAGGGCGTTATGGTTATGTGGCTTAACGTTACCTAACGGAGGGATAACGTTAGAAGTCGATTCAGACCCTTTCTTCTTCGTGAACTTGCCAGTTACGCCACCGTTCTTAGTGCGTTCGTTGACGGTGTAGAAGCCGTCCGAATCAGGAAGCGCACTGTCTTTTTCCGTGGAGTGAGGTGCCTGATGCTTGACGAAGTTGACGATCTCGATGACCTTAACGTTGTCCGCCTGGTAGCGCTTGATGAAGCCAGCTGCGGCCAGGTCGGACAACGCCTGATCGCAGTCGACGTCGTCGGCCGGGAAGATCTCCATCTTGATCTTCTTCGGGCGGTCGACCATGCGGCCTTCACGGTCGGCGATCGTCCACAGGCCGATGAACAGCAGGCGGGTAGCGAACGGCAGTTCGACAAGCTCGTCGTTGGTGAAGAAGCCGGGTTTGATGTTGCGTGCGCGGGCCATCGTCAGTGCTCCCCGCTCATGATCTTCAGGGCACGCGCTTTGCCCGGAACGCGCTCGATGTAGCGCTTCTGCTCAATCGCCTTCAGCATGTCTTCCACGGCGTTGGGCGAGGCAACGCACATGTGCTGGGCCATCTCTACGCGAGTCGGAGCCATGCCGTTGTCCGCCATGAACCGGAGGATGAAGTCATACAGTTCCTGCTGGCGTGCGGTGAGCGCTGGGCGGTCCTTGGGGGCTGTTCCTGCCAGGGCCTTGTTGAACCAGTAGAACGCTGCCTGTGCGGTCGCTACTTGCTCAGGATTGTCGAGACAAACCTTGTGGCAGAACTCTTGGAGTGCGGAAAACGGAATCATGCGGCCTCCTTGCCGGCAGGGCCGAACAACGCCGCGACGAGCGGATCACGGCGGTCAACGGCTGGGTAGACGCGGAAGGTGGGTTGACGCGGGACAGAGCCCGGCAGGGCGTTGGGCGTATGCTTCTCTACGTAGGCTGCGGCCGGCTTGGCGCCGATGTGCCACAGGAAGAACATGCCCACGCGGCCGGGGACGGTATGGCGGACACGGTGAACGATGCCCAGTTCTTCGAGCGCTTCCAGGCGTTCACGCACGGTGCTGGTCGCGACCGGGAAGCCGCGAGTGACTTCCTGAAGGGTCAGACCGTCGGGGGCGACCTCGACGAGACGCTGCTCGACGAGATCGGACAAGCGCTCGAGGAACGCCTGACGTTCGGATTTGATCTTGGGCTTCGTCATGGCGGGCACTCCATGGCGATGGCGAGCGTGATGGCCGCGCGAGCCTGTGCACGGCGATCGCGCCAGCCCTGTTGCCAGTCTGCGACCGCATCAACCCAGGGGTTCATGTTGTGGCCTTCGATCGGCACGCCACGGTCGAACGCATCAGCGCCGCGCTGGCGGATCGTTTCACGGGAGACGATGTTATCCATCATTCCCCCGCCTGCTTGCGGTAGTGCTCGACGGCGACCGCCAGTTCCTTGCCGCTGACCTCGTAGCGGCCGGCCTCGCGTGCCTTCTCGCGTCCCTCCGGCGCAAGCTGCACGGCCTTGCGCCGGTCAGCCCACGCGCACGCCTTGGCGATGACTTTCGTCGCCGCGGTGCTGTTCAGTGGTAAATTGCTCATCGTTGCGTTTCCTTTATCGGCCCGGCTCTCCTCCGGGCCTTCCTTTTTCTGCTTCGTGACGGAGGCGGAATCCCTGGAACTGTTCAAAGATTCCTCCGTGCGCCACCCATTGCGCCGCGTGCGCGGCTGGCCGGACGTCCCACACCCGGACATCCTCGGGATTCCCGTCCCGAGGGCGGCGCCATACCATGCGTGCGCACTGCGCTGTTGATCAGGCTGCGGTTGAGCGCGCTTTTCGAGATGCCGAGCAGCTTGCTCAGGGCGGTGAAGCCGTTCATCTCGGCCGGGTTCAGCAGCGTTTCCAGGCATTCGGTACGGACAGCGGGGTTCAGGCTCATGGTTTTCTCCTTGGTGATGCGGGTTTCGAGGACGGCCAACTGGCCGGGGTACTGCTGGGAAAAAGCCCTCGTGCAACTTTTCGGGCACGAAAAAACCGCAGGGGTTACTGCGGCTGGGATTCAGCTTTGACGGACTGCAGGATGTGCGGCAACGGAAATACATCCGGGTGGTCCAACCTGACCTGAGCAGGAATGCCGCGGTCCTTCCAGTTTTGGACGCGCTGGACGCTGCAGCCCAGGCGCGCGGCGAGCTTTGTCGCACCGCCCAAACGCTCGATCAGTTCTTTGTCGGAAAGCATCGCTCTCAACCAGTTCGTTTTAGATACCCACATTAAACACCATGTTTAAACGCCGTGTCAACGCTGTGTGTAACACATCTTGTGTAGTTAAGCCGATAATTTCCGGCATGCACATTCAGATGGAACGGCTGTACCAAGCGGCTAAGGAACTACTTGGCATCACCACGCAGGCCGAGCTGTCCCGTGCGCTCAACCAGTCCCAGCAGACAGTCAACAACTGGGAGACCAGAGGAATTTCGAATCAGGGCCTTCTGAAGGCTCAGGCGGCCATCGGCTGCTCTGCCACGTGGCTTGCGACCGGGGAGGGCGATATGGTTTCGAGGGTTTCACCAGAGGTGGCGGAGGCGCTGAAGCTTGCTCCGGGCGCGCGGCCCGTTCACTCATCCGGTTCAGACGATCCAGGCATGACGCAGATCGTGAAAGTGCGGCTGAAGGTTCAGGCCGGCATCACTGGCTTCCAGGTCGAGCCAGAGCACTACGATGGCGAAACGCAGGGAGTGCCCACGCGCTGGATGCTGAAGGAAGGATTCAGCCGCGATGCGCTCATAGCGATCACAGTCCGTGGCGAAAGCATGGAGCCATCTTTGTACGACGGCGATTCAGTGATCGTGAATACGCGAGACAAAAGCCTCGTAGACGGCGCCGTGTACGTCATCAATTACGAGGGCGAGGCTATCGTGAAGCGGATGATCCGCGACGCTGGACAGTGGTGGCTGGCATCCGATAACGCGGATCAGCGGAAGTATCACCGAAAGCTATGCAAAGGTGCCGAGTGCATCGTTATCGGGCGCGTGGTTAGAAAAGAAAGCACTCATATTTAAATTGAGCGAGTAAATGAAAAAGATATTAATGAGCCTTGCAGTCATTGTCGGGATTGGGTTTATTTCGCCAGTATCGGCAGGCTCAACCTTTTGTGCAAACGACGATTTTTGCGCCGGCTTTGAAGAGGGTTACAAGCTATTGAAGGGCGATATGGCTCTTGTGCCGCTATGCCCACTTGAGCCGCTTACTCCGCTCGGGTCGACTCCTTTTCGGGAAGGCATTAAAGCGGGAATACGCGCAGCTAGAGAATAATCCTGCCGCTCGCAGCGGAAGCGCCCCGGCACGCCAATATGCCGAACCTGAGAGAGAAAAATGAAAAAGACAATCGCAGCTGTATTCCTGATCGCGCTCGGATCGAGTGCATTTGCACAGACCCACGTCAACGGCTATTACAAGCAGAACGGGACGTACGTGCAGCCGCACATGCGTAGCTCGCCCAACAGCACGACACTGGATAATTACAGTACGAAGGGCAACGTTAATCCGTACACCGGCCAGGCTGGAACGAAGAACCCAGACCCGCAGGACTATTACGCGCAGCCAGTCCAGCAGCAGCGACAGGTTCAGCCAGTCCAGCAAATTCAGCCGCTTCAAATGCCGCAACCATTGCAGCCTATTCAGCCATTGCAGCCAATGCAATCGAATCCTAATCGGTTCTGACAAACAAATCCCTTCTCATGCTGTAAGCAGCCCGCCGCGAGCGGGCTTTTTTGCGTCCATGCCTGCCACGAACCGGATTTTTGCGCCCTGACGACGGGCCGGCGCGCCCGAAGTGTTCGTGATGCCTGTCAACTGTACCTCACTCCCCCCGGTTATTAAACAAGGTGTTGACACCAAATATAAACGTGGTGTTTAATAGCTCCATCGCAACCGAGCCCAGCAGGGCAGATGGAGAACACGATGAACGCACGTCAACGTCGCACGGCATATCGGAAGATCGACCGTATGGTCGGCAAGACTTTCAACTACATCAAGAACCGCTTCGAGGCAGTGCCGGTCGTCGTCCTCGGCCGTACGAAGCCAGTTCATCTGATGAGTTCGAACAGCGACAACTCGATGTTCGATGGCACGCGCCCGTCCGTCCACCGCGTAATGTGCCGCCGTGCTGGTCGTAATGACGACTCCAGCCTCTCGCCGCGCCTGTCTCAGCTGGCCGCCGCCGAGGCCTGACCATGGACCGCTACCCCTTCCACGCCGACGACCGTGACGCACGCGTCGCCGAGCTCACCGAGCAGCTGGTGCGCGCCTGGAACCTGCGCCTGCAGGCCGGCGAGCAGCGCGCCATCAGCGACCTGCAGAACGTCGTGCTGGACCGCCTGACCGAAGCCGACGCCGCTGCCGTGTTCGTTCAAGCCGTGCAGGACGAAGCAGGCGCCGCCCAGCGCATGCAGCAGTTGGCCGCCGAGGCCATGCGCGCCGAGTGCGAGAACGAGGCCCTGAAACAGATCGAGCAGGCCGAGCAGGCGTTGGCCGAGGGCCGCGACGCCGACCGGATCGCCCGCGCCATCGAAAGCCGGGAGTTCGCATGAGCTGCGACCACTGCAACGACACCGGCAGCCTGTCGAAGAACGTCACCGGCTACCTCGACTGCCCGTACTGCGGCGCCGCCGAAGAGCGCATGCGCGTCGAGGCCTGGGCCCGCCGCGCGGCCCCGGGCGCCGGCCTGATCGACGTCTGGACGATCTACCAGCACGGCAAGGCGGCGGGCGCGACGGAAGTGGCGCGCACTGGAGCGTAGCGCGACGCCTCACCCTCGTAAGGGGTGACCACACAGAAGGGTCGATGTCAGCGCGAATGGGCTGACGCGGGATAAGCACCGACGTCCCGGCCCTTCTGTGTGGTGAATGCGCAGGCTGATACGCGCGTGATAGTGAGCCCGGGCACGCGATCGAGCGGACGTATCTCGAACTGGGTCAAGCCGGATATCAGCACCGGCCACCACACCAATAAACCAACCGCCGGCGGCGCCGGCCAGAACGAGGAGCAGCAGGATGGAAGTCGAGAAACTGACCGGCGCACAGCTGGACTACTGGGTGGCGCGCGCCGAAGGTCGCAAGCTCGAGCAGCGCAATGGCGAATGGTTCGTTGAGAACGACGACCGCGATTGGATGTTCGAGCTGGAGTTCTACACCCCGCACAAAAGTTGGCCCAGCGCTGGATCGATCATCGAGAGCAACAACATCCAGCTGTCGCCGCCGACGTCGCGCGTTCATCGCCATGGCGGCCCGAATGCTGGCTGGGGCCAGGCGGGCGTGTGGTCCGCGTGCACGTGGCATCGGGGCGAGGACGGCCGCCGCTCCATCGCGCATGACGAGAAAAGTCCTCTGGTGGCCGCCATGCGCTGCTTCGTGCGGTCGAAGTTTGGCGAGCACGTGCCGGACGAGCTGCCGGGCGCCGAGCCACCGCAGGTGAACGACCTCTACTCGGCCGCGCAGCACGAGGACGCCTACGGCGATGGCCACCTGGACGGCCCGCAATGAACGCCGCCGCCCGCATCGCGCGCCGCCTGGTGCGCAAGGCCATCAAGCCGGCCGCGCTGTGGCTCACCGACCGCCAGATCGGCGCTGCCGTGTACGAGATCACCCGGCTGCTGGAGATGCGCGAAGAGATCGTCGGCATCGTCAACAGCGAGCGCGTGCGCGAAGTGCAGCTGATCGAGCGCCGCAACGCAATCCAAAAATGGTAACCCGCGAGGAAAACATGATCCGCCACATCCTGAACCAGTACCGCCTGTCCCTGCGCGCCGGCTTCCGCCCGCGCAAAGCCGCCGTCCGCGCCGTGCGCACGTACGTGTTCGGTTTCTGACATGAAACGCAAGTACCGCGAAGCGATGCGCGCCGCGGCCCGCGAGCGGGATCGCCAGCCCGACGAGGACGACGAGGCGATCGAGGCGCGCGACTGGCACGACGAGTGGGCGAGAACGCATCCGATGCCCGAGCAAGCAGCAGATTTTCAAATGGAGATGACGAAGTGAAAAGCGAAACTATCGAGATGACTCTGGAGCCCGTCGAGGCCCGGCCGCAGCAGTACTCAGTCGCACCGCAGCGGGAGACGGCAACGGCGGTGGCAGTAACGCCGGTCGATCTTCTTCGCCGCGCGCTGGACAGCGGCGCCGATCTGGACCGTCTGGAGCGCCTGATGGACCTGCAGCAGCGCTACGAGGAAAACGAGGCGCGCAAGGCGTACGTCGCCGACATGGCCGAGTTCAAACGCAACCCGCCGGCGATCATCAAGGACAAGCAGGTCGGCTACACCGGGAAGGATGGCTTCGTCGGCTACTCGCACGCCTCGCTCGGCAACGTCACGAGCGCGATCGTGGAAGGCCTGGCGCAGCACGGATTCAGCCATCGATGGGATACCGAGCAGCAGGGCAGCAACGTCATCGTCACGTGCATCCTGACGCACCGCATGGGCCACAGCGAGCGCACGACGCTGACCGCGGCGAAAGACGATTCGGGCAAGAAGAACAACATCCAGCAGATGGCGTCCGCCGTTACCTACCTGCAGCGGTACACGCTGCTGGCCGCGACCGGGCTGGCGACGAAGGACCAAGACGACGACGGCGCGAAGGCAGATCTGGACACCTCGCTCGCGGACAACTGGATCGCTCGCGTCAACGCGGCGCCGACCGACGCTGACGTCGTGAAGGTGTGGGAACTGGGAATCGTCGCCATCGAGAAGGCGAAGGACCAGCACGCATATCGCGAGTTCAAGGCCGCCGTGGCTGCGCGCCGTGCTGTCCTGGCCGGAGGTGAGCCGTGAAGTTCATCGAATGCCTCCAGGGAACCCCCGAGTGGTTCGCCGCGCGCTGCGGCAAGATCACCGCCTCCTGCTTTGCTGAAGCCATCAGCACGTGCTCGCGCAAGTCTGGCGCGCGCGATGTCGGCGATCCGACGGCGGTAGCCGAGCGCTACGCCGCCGACCTGGCGATCGAGCGCGTCAGCGGCCAGCCGCACGGCGAGCCGCCGAAAGCCTGGGTGCTGGAGCGCGGCCACGAGATGGAAGCAGCGGCACGCATGCACTACGAAGCCCGCACTGGCTCGTTCGTGACCGAGGCCGGCATCTGCGTGACCGACGATGGCGTGTTCGGCTACAGCACCGACGGCCTGGTCGACGACGACGGCCTCATCGAGGTCAAGGCTCCGATCGACAGCGCGAAGATCCTGGCGATGTGGCAGACCGGGAACACGTCGGAATACGACCACCAGATGCAGGGCGGCATGTGGATCACGGGCCGGAAGTGGTGCGACTTCATCATGTACGTCCCGGACTTGGCCGCTGTCGGCAAGGACCTGTTCGTCAAGCGCGTGTTCCGCGACGAGGCGTTCATCGACGCGATGGTCACGAAGCTGGCGAAGTTCGACGGCATGGTGCAGGCGTACGAGCGTGTGCTGCGGGAGGCGGTGTGACCGAAAAGCGCGTCTTCCGCATCACGCCAACGAACCGGCGCCACGTGGCCGAGCAGGTGGCGAACCTGCCTGAAGGGTTCGTGATCAAGGCCGGCCCGCCGACGCGCAGCCTAGAGCAAAACGCAATGCTGCACGCGATGTTCGGCGAGCTGGAGACGAAGGCACGGCACTACGGCCAGCGCCGGTCGGCGACGCAGTGGAAGACGCTGATGATCAGCGCGCACGCGATCGCTACCGGCTTGGGCGTCGAGATGGTGCCCGGCCTTGAGGGCGAATTCGTCAACATCCGCGAGAGCTCGGCCAACATGACCGTCGCGCGCATGACGAGCCTGATCGAGTACGTGCACGCGTGGGCTGCAGAGAACGGCGTGCGCCTGGAGGGCTGACATGGACCCGGCCCGCATCCAGTTCCGCGAGCAGGCACGCCGGCTCATCGAAGACGAGGAGCAGCTCGGCCTGAACTGCCGAGGCTGCATGTTCGACCGCCAGCCGGCCCGGGTGTGCCGCGCCGTAGAGGTCGAGGCAGCGAAGCGCGGCCTGCGCGACTGCGACGCGGTCGACCAGTTCGGCGACGTCGTGATTTACGTGGCTGCGGACGTGGACCCGTGCCAGATGGATTTGATAGGTGTTCCGTGACTGCCTGGGCCTACTACAACGAGATTGACGAATATGCGGCCGCATGGCTGCGCAACCTGATCGCCGCCGGCCACATCGCGCCGGGGGAGGTCGACACAAGGAGCATCGAGGATGTACACCCCGCCGACCTGGAGGACTTCGCCCAGTGCCACTTCTTCGCCGGAGTCGGCGTCTGGAGTCTCGCGCTTCGCCGTGCTGGATGGCCGGACGACCGACCTGTTTGGACTGGTTCCTGTCCGTGCCAACCTTTCAGCGCGGCAGGCAAAGGAGCTGGATTTGCTGACGAGCGGCACCTATGGCCGGCATTCTTCCACCTCATCCGCGAGCGGCGCCCTGCAGGCGTCCTTGGAGAGCAGGTTGCGAGCAAAGACGCAGATCCTTGGATCGACCTTGTACAAGATGACCTGGAAGGCTTGGGATACCGGGTCGGGGCGATCCCGTTCCCGTCTGCGGGCGTCGGTGCTCCGCACATCCGAGACCGGCTCTACTGGGCAGCCCACGCCGGTCAAGGGCAACGGGGATCGGGGCGGACAGGATCCGGAAAAGCGAGCGGGGCACATGATCAATCTTCAGGACTCCGTCTTGTTGGCGGGCTGGCCCACGCCGATGGCGGGAACTCCAGCGCAGAACGGCAACAACGCCGCGGGCAACAACGACAGCAGTCGAAAGACAGTGGACGTGGTCTCGTGGCACCTGTCGGGCTGGACGACCCCTTCAGCGTCCGATTCAACGCGTGCGGGGTCGATTACCGAGAACATGACGGGGTCATCACTGGCGCAGCAGATCAAGTATGCGGGATGGCCAACCCCGCGAGCAGCGGACGGCGAGAAGAACGTGCGAACACTGGATGGAGCGACGTCCGAGATCGAGCGCAAGGGATCGCCACAGGACTTGTCGATGGCGGCAGCGATCTGCGGTCCGGCCCGACTAACGGCTACTGGCGAGATGCTGACTGGCTCGGATGCCGGGATGGAAAGTGGCGGCCAGTTGAACCCGGCACATTCCCGCTGGCTCATGGGGCTGCCAGCCGCGTGGGACGACTGCGCGCCTACGGTAACGCGATCAACGCCGAAGCGGCGCGCGTATGGGTCGAATGCGTGATGCAGAGCATGGACGAAAAACGATGATGAACGAGGACCACATGAACCAGAACACCGACATCCTGCACGAGGCCCGGAAGCTGCGCCTGCTGGCCGCCGCGCTCGAGCTGCAGCACTTCACCCGCGGCGCGGCGAACATCGTGCCCGTCACTGGTACCGACCGCGTGATCGCGATCGGGACGCCGGCGCAAGTGCGCGCGCTGCTGGTCGCCGCTCCCATCGCAGCAGCACCCGCTGCGGAAGAAGTGCAGTGGATCAGCGTCGACAAGCAACTGCCGGCCCTTGGCGAAGAGGTTCTGATCTGGTGCGGATACCGAATCTGCGGCTACCGGAGCGACGACAAGAACGACCCTGAGAACCATGAAGGCTGGGTGATCGACTTCGACAATGGGAATGCCAAGGCCATCACGCACTGGATGCCTCTGCCCGCGGCGCCGGCCATGAAGCGCCCGGCCAGCACCGAAGGCGGTGCAGCATGAGCGCGATTTTTTTTGTGGAAGCCGGCGTTGATTACGAGGGCTCGACGCCGGTACGTGCATTCGACAACAAGGACGATGCCGAGGCATTCGCCGAGCGTTGCCGCGAACACCATAAGGCCCGGCCCGCCTTTCCGGCCGTTTTGAACGAGGCCAGTGCCGAGACGCGGAGGAATGCGGAAAGCGCCTGGGCGACAGCACATCCCGGCGGCGATGTCGGATCGCCTGATTACTTCAAAGTGATCGAGGTGCCATTCGGCCCGCTTGTCGATGTGTAGCCGCCTGCTCACCTGGCTCCAAGCCCTTACCGAGTGGTTAGCGGATTACATGCGCCGCACCACTCCGCAAACAGATAAAGAAAGTGAGGATCATCAATGGTAACGAACAACGAGTTGGACCTGAATAAGCTGGAAGCTGAATGGGAAACCGCGTTCGATATGGGGAAGGACGAATACCCAATCGACCCGGCCACCGTTCTCCAACTGATCGAGCTTGCCCGCCGCTCTACCAGCGGGAGCGACGAACGCACGAAAACTGATTTCGGCGAACACGCGCGCTCGTGCGCCGAAAACGGCACCGTGCCGATGAAGTTCAGTGAGTTCAAGGCCAGCGGGAGCGACGGAACAGCCGCTGCCGGGGCAGGACGCTTGCCCGCGTTCACCCCGTCCGAACAGCAATACATGGACTGGTGCGAGCGGCACGACCTGCCGGACCACCTGAGCCGCGATGCATTCGATGATGCGACGTCGCTTTACCTGACCGTCACCAGCGGGAGCGAACTGGCGGACGTGCTTGGCCCGCAACGCTGGTCGAAGGAAGCCGAGATGATGGAATCGTGGCTCGCCCAGCAGGCTGCAGCGCCTGCCGATTTCGTGCTGGTGCCGAAGAAGATCACGCCCGAGATGATCGAAGCTGCGATGATCGCGCACTACGGCAAGCGCCGCGTGGCGGCCGTGGGCGGGGCTGGGGGCATCGACATGACAGTAAACGACACCAATTTCAGCGGCGTGACGGCCATGCGCAACTTCTGGCGCGGCGCACTGGCCGCCGCTCCTACCGCTGCTGCGCAATCCGAGCAGGATGCGAAGCGGCAGGACTGCGGCCATGGTCATGTCTATCCGAACGCTAACGGCCTGAAGGCCCGTTGCGGTGGCCCGGCGCTGTGCGCGTTCTGCGCAAGCGATCTCGCCGCCAAGACGCAGGGTACGGCAGGTCAGGACGGTGCCGCATGAGCGAAACCGAATACCTGAAACGCCGGCTTGCCATCGCCGAAGAAGGGCTTCGCCGCGTGATGATGGTCGTCATGCAGCAGCTGCCGCCGTACGCGGCGAACAACCTGAACGATGTCGGGCGCGGCTGGGACCAAGCCCTGGACAACCTGGACGCCGAAGCAAACAGAGCAGCCGCCCAGGGGTCTGCAGTTCACGACCGCGCAGCTCAGGCGGCAGCTCACAACACTGGAGATACGAAATGAACAAACTTCGTGTGGCGTGCTCGCCACTGACCGGGACCATTTATGCCGGCCTCCCGAACAAGGCCGGGACCGCGTGGGCGGGCGAGAAGCACGACGTCACCAGCGACGTGATCGGCGCCGTAATCGAGAAGGTCGGCGCGGGCAACATCATCACCGTGAACGAGAACGGCAAGCCAGCCTACGAAATCGAAGTGCGCGCGCTGGCGGCATCTCACGACACGAATGGAGAAACGAATGTGTAACTACTGGCATGGCGGCACCATCGAGTGCCGAGGCGACGGCTATATGTGGGATGCTGATTGCGACGGGTACGACCCGGAAGACCACAGCTTCCCCTGCCCGGCATGCAACACGCGCGAATACCTGCTGAGCGCGAAGGAAAGCGGCGAGAGCATTTCGTATTCGTCGGGCATGGATGGCGACTGGACCGGTGAGGAAATGTGGGTCGGCGGCGTGAAGGTGGCGATGCGCGCGAACCCGCAGGCCGCGCCGCGCATCCTGCGACAGATCGGCATCGCGCGCCCGATCATCGACCATCCGACCGACCGCGCGGGGTTTATCGAGAAGTTCTATGACCATCGCAACGAGCGCCGCCTCGTGAGCCGCAACCAGCGCGAGGGATGCTATTCCAAACGCCGGCAGATGGAGGTTACGAATGACTGACCACAACCTGGAAGCCGAGCGCGCTGCACCGGGAATTACCGATGCTGAGATCGCGGGCATCATGGGCTGGCGCGGCCCAGGCGTCTACAGCGGCCCGACCTTACGCAAGATCCGCCGGGTGCTGGAAGAAGATCGTGCGCGCCGCGCTCCTGCCTTGGGCGAGGACGGCCTGCCGCCTCTGCCTGAGCCCGATGCCGATCTGCTGGGCGACGGCCAGTATCTCGCGTGGGGCGAAAAACGAGTCCGCCAGGCCCAGCGCGACGCCGTTGCGGCTGATCGAGCGGCGCGCCAAAACCACAAGGAGATCACCTCATGATCGAACGAAAGCAGGACCGGCGACGAAGTGTATCGTCGCACTTCAGCAGCCCGGTCAATGACCGGCGCCGGCCGAACTACGAGCGCCGCAACAGGACCACTGTGCGCCCAATGCCGCTGTCGATGATGTTCCGCGGCGACACGCGCAGGTTTGAGGAATCTGGGACGGAATAGGAGATGAGAATGCAGAGCACGAAGCCAACGATCCAGTCGCGCTACATCACCCTGCAGGAATGGGCAGCGACGATGTTTTCGCCCGTGCCGCACGTGAACACGCTGCGGCGCTGGGTTAACGATGGGCGGATCCAGCCGCAGCCCGAGAAGATCGGTCGTCTGTGGCGGGTGAAACGCGAAGCGAAATACGTGAACGACTGATATGGGCCGCAAACGACTAGCAAAGAACCGCGGCTTCCCGCCGAACCTGTACCAGAACCCGGCGGGCTACTTCTACTACAAGAACCCACAGACCAAGCAGCAGAAGGGCTTGGGCCGGGACCGTGCGTACGCATTCAGCGAGGCGCGCAAGGCCAATGCCGCGCTCGCGACACGTGAGCCCTCGTCACTCGTCGACTGGGTAATGGGCAAGACCGAGTACACGCTGGAAGGGTGGCTTCCCGTGTACAAGCAGCTGTGGCTTGAACACGCGCAGCCGGCGGCGAACACGCTCATGAACTACGCGGTGTACTGGCGTCGCCTGGAGAGTGCGGATTTCGCAAAGCGACGGCTTTCGGAGATCACGACGGTCATGATCGCGCGGTATCTCGACGCTTACAAGGAAGAGAACGGCGCTCCGTCGGCGGTGCTGATGCGCGCGCGCCTGAAGGACATCTTCCGCTGGGCCGAGACGCAAGGCCTGATTGAGGCGGGACGCAGTCCAGTATCTGCCACGCGGGCACCAAAGGTCGTTGTCGCGCGCGAGCGGATGAGCTTCGAGCAATTCATGGCTATCCGTGATGCTGGCCCGGTGTGGCTGCGTAATGCCATGAATATTGCGCTCGTAACGGGTCAGCGAAAAAACGACATCTTGAGCATGAAGTTCGCAGACTGGCATGACGGCAGGCTACATGTCGCCCAGGGCAAGAGCGGCGGCACCACTCGGCTCGCACTGGACGGCGGCATACGGGTCGCGAAGCTCGGATTGTCGATCGCAGAGGTGGTGAAGATCTGTCGAGACAATGTCGCAAGCCATTACCTCGTCCACCATGTCAAACACGCCGGCGCGGCGCGGCCCGGGCAGAAGATCAGCAGTGTGAGTCTGACGACGGCATTCATCAAGGCGCGAAAAACTGCCGGAATCGAGGCGAAGGAAGGGCGGACTCCCGTCACTTTCCACGAGATCCGCAGCTTGGCCGAGCGCCTATACCGTGAAGAGTTCGGAGCCGAGTTTGCACAGATGGTACTGGGGCACAAGAACGCCTCGACGACGGCCCGCTACGATGATCTTCGGGGCGAATGGAAGGTCATCTCAGCCGGGTGATTTTAGTAAAATATTCTACGGATTTCTGTAATTGCTACAGAAACCCGCATGGATACTGCGTTTCAAGCCATTGAGAATATCTTGTTTTCATATGGCTCATCCGCTGCCGGTTTTCTCTATGAAGTCAGCGATTTATGGTCTGTTTCGGCGCATTCTGGAGCAACCAAAAACCACTGTATGCCACCACGAAAAACAATGACTTACCGCTGTATTTCAGTAAAATCTTGAGCGTCTTGTGCGGGCGTTTCCGCCGGCGGTGGAACGATGACGAGCTGGCCGTCGATCACCTGCATGACCAGCTCGGCCGCCTCTGGCGTGATGACGTGGTAGTCGGTCATTTTGCGTTCACGGCCCGGCAGACTTCGAAGTCGTCGAGGACTTCGGCATATCGTGACACGAGGCCTGCAATTGCTGCTCCGTGGCCGAGAACGTCAGCAGCAGCCTCCGGCATAAGGTCCGGTCCGCCTCCGTCAACTGCAGGCGCGCCGGCAGCGGATCGATTTTCGGCCGCGGCGCCGGACTGTACGGGATCTGCTGCGGGGCAGCGCAGGCGGTCAGTGCCAGCGCGCACGCGGCGCTGAGCATCAGCGAGATTCGATGCATATTCCTGTTCCTTTCGATGGGCGTCAGCGTCCTTGGCTGCGAGCCTGGTGCGCAGCTCGTCCTCGGTCTGCTGGTTGAGATAGGCGTCGCGGTCGCGCTGCTTCTTGCCAAGGTCGACGGCGGCCGCGTACCCGGCGTCATGCCCGGCGTCGTACTGCTCGTTGCCGTAGTGGCGGATACCGAGCCACCCGCCCGTGGCGAGCAGGACAGCCAGCACAACGCCAACGAGCAGGCGCTCGAGCGCGGTCACGAATGCACCTCGTCGTAGAAGGCGAGGTTCCGGCCGCGCATGATGTCGATCAGCTTCTTGGCGTAGTCAGGGTCAGTGGCATAGCCGCAGGCCTGCAACTGCTTGGCCCAGCCGGCGCCGTTCGTCTCCTTGAAGCAGGGCGCGTAGCGCTGGTTCTTCAGCAGGAACTGCGCGTGGTCGATCATGCTGTCGAGCCAGCTCGGGTAGCGGCGGAACTTGTCGACCATGCCGACGTCCTTGCCGCCCAGGTGCTCCGTAGTTGCGAAACTGACGGTCGGGCCGCCCCACGACTTGTCGGCCTTGATGCCGAACAGGTTGTTGCCGATTGCGCGCGCGCCCCAACTGGACTCGAGCGCGGCTTGTGCGAGGGTGATGGATGCCGGAATCCCGGTCCTGCGCTGGCAGTCCTGCGCGGCCTGGGCCAGCATGCCGATGAATGCGCTCGGGGGCATCAGACCATCTCCTTCACGTCCTTGATGATCTCGGTGATGTCCGCGTCGCGCTTCTTGTCGATGTACGCGAACAGCGCGCGCACGATCAGCCAGGACGGCAGGCCGCAGGCAAAGCACACGCCAATCAGGCCCATCAGGCCGATGAGACTTTCGGCCCAGTGCTGCCAGCCCATGTACTGGACCAGCGCCGCCCCGCCGCAGATCGACCCGATGATGGTAGTGATCAGGGCAACGTGCCATTCCTGATCCGTTTTCGGCTTCGTCATCGTCATGACAACGTAGGTCGCCAAACCGGCCCCGAGACCGCCGACGCCGGCCAGGCCGCCGAGGATTTTCCAGCCTGCGACGCCGGCCGCGCCGGTGGTGATGGGTTCGCTCATGTTTTGGACTTTCATAGTTGTGGTGATGGTGGTTGGGGATCACATGCGGACGCTTCGATGGCAGCCAGCTTCAGGGCATACAACTCGTCATGGCGGACGCCGTAGCGGTTGCCGGCGGTCTGCACGCAGCGTTGTTCCCCTGTGTCGTAGGTTTCCATCACCGGGGCGCCGTCGAGATCCGTCTGTGGCTGTCCGTCCGGGCCCACCGCTTGGCGCTCAGCCATCACCGGCTCCGTCAGTTCGGTCCACTCGTCGTAGCACAGCACGCCGTACGCGAACGGGTCGAGGCCCTCAGCTTCGAACGCCGCCTTCACGTCCTGCGCGAGCACGCCGAAGTGCCAGCGCGCGCCGTCCGCCTTCAGCTCCACCGCGTCGTTGAACTTGAACTGCTTGAACGGGATGCGCCGGACCGCGCGCAGCGCCGCGGCGTCGATGTCTTGGATCTGCTGCTTCTCGCGCGCGTCCGACGTGTTGATCGTGGCCGTGCCGGCGTACACCGTGCCGAAGCGCGCCGCCGGGTGGCCGACGTTGTACGTGTTGTCCACGCTCGACGAGATGCCGTTGTAGTAGCTCGTCACCTTGACGATGCTGGTCATCGTGCCGAGTTTGTTGACCTGGAAGTCGAGACCGTCGACGTTCGTCGTCGCGTTCCACGCCTTGATGATCGCGGCGTCGTGCGGCGTGCCGCTCAGATACGTCGTGAACGTGATGCCCGCGCCATCGCCCACCGAGCCCGTGCCGTTCACTGCGACCTTGATCGGGGAATCGGTGCTGCCGTTGGTCTTGAACGTGCACTGGTACGGCCCCGCGTTGAAGCCCGGTATTTGCCAGTACATGCCGCCCACGTAGCTTCTGATCGCGGAGCCCTGCAGACCATTCGACGGCGTGCTGGGCGCCTGCGAAAAGTCGGCGTTCAGGATCGTCGGGAAATAGCTCGCGTCGGTGATCACGGCTCCATTTCCCTCGTTGTAGTCGCCGCCGAGAATAGTGGCCCACCGGCACTCTGGGTAACCGCCGTTATTGGTACCGCTCAGGTACAGACCGGATCCCGTGCAAACCTCGGACAGGCCACTGTCGACCATCGTCCACCACGTATGGCCCAAGCGTATGCCGTCGCCGCCGGTATGCTGTGCAAAGCAATGCGTCAGCCTTGCAGCGTTGCAGTCGGAGCCAACTCCATCGTGCACGTAGAAGGCGTGCCCGCCGGTCCACTGGGCCACGACCTGATCGACACGGCAGAAATTGGTGTTGTTGCCGGTATCCGTGCCTACGCGAACGCCGACGCCACCCGAGCCATGCACGAGGAAGTGCGACAACTTCGCGCTGTTGCCCGCGAGCTGCACGCCGTCGCCGGTATTGCCGGCTTGGCAGACGAGGCCGCCGCCGTCGACATGCGCGCAGTCGAGCAGCTTCAGGCCGACCGTCGTCATCGACGCCGCCTTGATCAGGTAGCTGGTCGGGTACGAGTTCTGCGTGTTCCCGAGGCCGCCCTTGAAGCGGATTTTCTTGTGCGCCGGCACAGTGATCGTCGACGTGATCAGCGGCGTGCCGTCGACCCAGACTTCGATTGCGGCAGCGAGAGCCGCATTGATGGCGGCCGTGTCGTCAGTCGCACCATCGCATACCGCCCCGAAGTCGCGGATGTGCACGTGGTCGCGCATCTTGGCTTGGGACTGACGCGAAACGGCACCGGTACCCGCTTGGATGAATGGGACCAAGGACGAGCCGCCCGGCTTGAATAGGCCGTTGACTTGGGTGCTCACGCTGAACGAGTCCGACGAGGGCGCATAGAAAACCTGCACGCCTTTCGAGTCGATCACGGACGTCGAGTACGAGCTGTCGTAGAACGGGTTCGCAGCGGCTCCAGAATCGTTGACGATGTAGCCGTTCACGGTGCGCAGTGGCTGGGCAGCCGGTAGCGTGCCAGCGGCGTCCCAATACACCGTCACGGGGTGCGTGATCGGGTCCTGGCCCGGCTGGCCGAAGTAGACAGAGCCGTTGTTCAGCGGCTTGCCGTCGATGCCAGTGTAGGTCTTGAAGGGTTGTTCGACTGGGAGCATGCGGGTCCTCGATCAGTGCAGGGTGGCGCCGGCGGGGCGCGCGGCAGACTGGTTGTTTTGCAGGGAACGGCCGCGGGTGAGGGCCACTTCGATGCGCTTGCGGAGCTGGCGATTCTTGACGTGCTTGACCAGCAGCTTGAGAGAGCTGGCAACAGGAACCGGCAGGCCGGTAGCGGCGCCGGTGAGGCCAGCGTCGGCCAACATCCAAGCGATTACGCTGGCCGTGTTCGACGTGTTCACAGCGCCCGGCGGCACGGTGTAGATCACTTTCGCGAGGTCGTTGATGTCGCGCAGGTGCTGTGCACCTTGCTTCCCGAAGACGGCCTGCAGGCGACCGTCTTCGTCCAGGCGCTTGATCGCCTTGTCCAGCTTCGGTACCGACAGGATCACGTTGCCGCGATGGTCGGTCGCAGTGTTCGCGAACGCCTGATCTTTAATCCAATTCATCGTCTCGCCCTGCAGGTCCTTCCATGCCTGCTCACCGGCAGCGCGGACCTCGGCCGGCGCTTCTTTCCCGTGCGTCAGTGCACGGCGCACGCGCGAGACGCTCTCGCGGCTGGCGTTCAGGATCGAGTGCTCGAAGACGTCGGCGATGGCGACCTTGCGGTCAGCCATGCCCTTCTTCGTGTTCAGCAGGGATGCTACGACGCCATAGTCCTCGTACTTCTTGGCGAGGTTCTCGCGCAAGCGACGGGCGTTTCGGTACATCGGGCCGATGGCCGGCTCCGTCGCGCTGTCGATCGCGCCCTTCAGGATGGCCGAGTTGCGGATGTTCGTTGGCTCGTAGTCCGTGGCGTTTCCGATCGCGCGGCGCAGTAGTTCAGCGTTCTTGACGGTCGTCGGCTGCGCGATGAGGTTGCCGTCGCCGTCTTCGATGGCAGCGCCCAGCTTGATCGCGTGACGGCGCGCGGCGCCCAGCAGCGGCGATACTGCGGCGTCCGGTGCGCTGTCGTTGAGGAACTGAACTGCCGCATCCAAGGTCACCGGAGCGGCGCTCTCGGCTGAATTTTCAGCAGCCTTGTACGCGGCGCGCACGCGGCCCTTGTCGAACTCGATGCCCTTCGTCAGCGCTTCATCCACTGAGCGGCCAGTGCCGGCGAGGTCGGAGGATTCCTTTCCGGTCTGGTCGACTAGGTTGTCGAAGTGCTTCGCTACCTGTTCGTTCTGGTCCGAGTAGCGGTCGCGCAGCGCGGCGCCACTCTCGCCCTTCGCGGTCTCCTGCTCGAAGCGAAGCTGCTGCTGATCGCGAGTTTCCTGGCCCAGAGTGAGATCGACGCCCACCTGGTCAGCGATCTCGCGCCGCTGCCGTGCCATGTCCGTGCCGGCGGCGCCAACGCTGGCTTTCGTGCCCGGAGTAGGCGTATCAGCGACAGGATCGGCGTTGCGGGACAGCGTGCGCTGCACGCGGTCAGCGATGGCCGGCGACACCTTGCGGATTTGGGCCACGGCCGGCGCTTCGGGGGCACCCTGCGGGGCGGTCACGAGGTCACGCAGGCGTCCGGCCTTGCCGGCGGCAGCGGCAGCATCTGCGGCGTCCAGCGCGGGTGCCGTGTTGCGCGCAGTCTCGCGTACGGTCTGCGCGCCAGCGCGCGCGCCGGCACCTGCAGTCGCCAGCTCAGGCATCAGCGTCACCGGCAACATCGAGTTCAGCGCGTCGCCCGCGGTCTGCGTGTAGTCCTGGCCGGTTTGCGTCCGTGGCTGATAGGTGAGCGCATGGGCGCCTTCGCCGGCGGCCTGCTCGATCTTCGCCATACCCTGCGGCGTGCCGAATTCGCCTGTCGCGACAGCGCCCGCGAGACCGCCCAGCGCACCGCCGAGCATGCCCAGTGTCCCGCCGGTGGCACCAGTCGCGAGCGACAGCGCAGTTTCGCCGATGCCCTTGATCTTGTCGACTAGCGACGGATCTGCCGGCGCGGCCGGCTGCTGGTCCGGCACGTAATGCCCGGTCACGTCGACGCGCGGAACACTCGGGTCGATCTCGGTGTTCGGCACGCCAGACGGCAGCGACTGGATGTATTCGGCCAGACGCTGCGCTGCCTTCGTATCGCCGGCTGCATCAGCGTTGCGCAGGGCCTGATAGAGTTGTTCGCGATCGTCAGCCATCACTTCTTCCCGTACTTGCTGAGCAGTGCGCTGATGTCTGCGGGGTGGTCAGCGGCAGCAGCCGGTGCGTCGCCTTTACTGTTGCCGTGCTTCTCGCCGAGCAGCTTGTCAAAAATGGTCTGCGCTTCTGGTGTGAGAATCCGCAACGGTGCTGCCGTGGTTCCCATGCCGGTGCGGTACTGGTCTTCGATCGCCTCCATTCGACCTCGAAGCATGTGCATGGCTGACTTCATCGTGCCCTGTTGCTGGGCCGGGGTAATGCTGCCGGTGAACTTCTCGCGCCATGCATCGATTTCCTTCTCGCTCATACCAGTCGAACGGAAGACTTTTGCCATCTCGCCGGCAACGCCCTCCGCGGTAGCGTCAGCGGCAGCCAGCTTGCCTTGTCGATCCGTGCCGCCGACATGCGTAGCAAGCCAGTTTTTCGCAGAGTTCACCGCCGGATAGCTGGAGTTGTCGAGCGCAGTCAGCTGGTCATTCAGCTGACCCATATGCGCAATGGCAGTGTTGATCGCCTTGATGTTTTCTGCGCTCTTCCCGGCAACGAAGTCGTTTCGAGTTTTGGCGCGCGCGTTGTAGTTCACGGCATCGAACGTCGGATCGTATTGCGCGACCGCCGTGATCATCTTTTGCCAGTACGGCGACTGAAGCGCTTTCCCGACTGGGAAGCCGAGCCGCCCTTCTGCCAGAGCCTTGACCTGATCGGCGGTCGGTTTGTCGAGGGTGCTCAGGTACTGCTGTCCTTGCAGCCCTGGCGTGCCAACTGGCGCCGCTGGTTCGTCCTTCGCCTGCTCCCTGTCAAATGCGAGCCGTGCGGCAGCGGTGCCAGCAGTGATGTCTTGGCCGCGCCGCTGTGTTGCTGCCGAAAGCTGCGCATCTGCCGTCGGCGTCGTGAACTTCATCTGGTCGTCCGGCTTCATACCGGCGGCCTGCACCTGCTTGAGGTATCCGTCGATTGCCTTTGGGTCTGCTGGGATGCCGGCGATCAGCGCATCGCGTCGATTAGCGCTGATGACATTGTTCGCGTAGAGAGAACCAGCCGCGTTTTTGACTTGATCAGCCGACGCATTCTTGCCGATCAGCGAGCCGAACACAGACCCGATCGCCGCATTTGTTTTCTGCTCATTGTCGAGCTGGCCACCAGCCACCTTCACATCGGATTCCGACTGGTCGCGCGCATCCTTGTTGATGCCTTGCAGATTTGCGAGAACGTCTTTACCACCCGGCAGAGCTGCCATGATCGTCAGCGAATGCGCGAGCGCGGCCTTTGGGTCCTTCTGGATCACGCTCTTGAGCGCTTCCAACTGGTTAGTTGGCAGGCCGCTATTCTTTGCGGCCTCTATCCGATCATCGATCTCCTGCATTGCGAGGTCGGGTCGGTCGGCATGCAGCAGGTTTGTCAACGTCGCAGCATCGCGCAGCTCGACCTTTTGCTGATCACCGGTATAAGCGCCGAACGCATCGGTGATCGGTTTCGCTTGATCCGGATACTTGAGCGATAGGGCAAGCGCGCCTTGTGCGGTCGGGTTCTGCTGAAATGCGGCCGCGTCCGCTTGGTATTGCGCTGCCTGCTGCTGGGCTGCTTCTTGCGCCGCGCGTTGGTCGAACATCTGGCGCAGTCCCGCGCCGAGTTGGGCCGAACGAAGAAACTCGGTCGTCAAGTCCTCGTGCGGCTGCATGCCGTAGTAATCGATGGGTCCGATGGCCATTAGGTCTCCTTAGAATTGACCGGCGCTGGTCATTTGCGAGGTCCCGCCGCTGCCGCCCCAATTCGCGCCCTTGCCCATGCCGTAGAAGCTCGCGATAGTCGAGGCGATCTTCCCGCCGTCGACGAAGGCCTGATGCGCCTCGTTGCCGAGCGCGAGCTGGCCGCCAGCCGTCGCCGCGCCTTGCTGCTGTAGAAGGTTTGCGACGTTCGAGCCGGTTTGCAGCCCAGCGTTACCGACGCCCGCGGCCGCGTTGCCGCCCATCGAAGCCAGGTCGCCATAGCTCCCAAGTTGCTGCTGGATGAGCTGCGACAGCAGGGCAGGGGAGAACTGGGCGAGCGCCCCTTGAACGTTCCCGCCGCGCAGTCCACCGGTCGCTGACGCGTTCGCGAGAATCGCGTCCTCGCCTTGCTTCTGCAGCGCTGTGAATTGTGGGGATGCCTGGATTGCCGAGATGGCCGATTGCTGGGCGTCGTTGCCGTTCAGACCAATTAGGTTCTGTTGCGCGCCGAGTGCGCCGGTGCCGGCCGCTACGTAAGGCGCGAGCGCCTTCTGGAACGCTTCGAACATCGCCTTCTGCTGGTCGATGCCGGCCTGCGCCGCGTTGGCTTGCGTGACGGAGGCCTGTTCCGCTGCCTCGGCCTGCTGCTTGGCGCCGGTAACGCCGCCCAGGACATTGCCGACCAGATTGCCGACGAAACTCATACTGTTTGCTCCCATTCGTTGCGGGTGATGCCGAGCACATGCACGCCGAGCAGGCGGCCGTTCTGGCGGCAGGCATTGCGGCGCAGGCCTTCGGTCTTGAAGCCCAGCTTCAGGCAGTAGTTGCGCGCGGCGGTGAGGCCTTCGATCACGTACGCGGTGACGCGCTCGATTGCCGGGTTGGCGAAGGCTTGCGCCAGGCACAGGCGGCCCAGCGCGCGGGAATGCGGAAGCGCGCGGCGCGTTAGCATCGCGTGTACGTCGACTTCGACGAAGCCGGACTCGATGACCATGAAGGCGCCGACCAGATCGCCATCGACGCGCGCGCCGAGGTAGTGCACGTGCGGGTGCTCGATCAGCGCGGCAGGCCGGTCGTCGTGGCCCACGCGGGCGATGTACGGGTCAAGGAACAGCGGCGCGAGTGCGCCTTGGTCGGAAAGAGGCTGGAGCTCCAGCAGCGGCATCGGGTTCTCCCGTTAGGGTTCGATGGCCGCTGGTCGCCTGATCTCAGCTATTGCCCAAGAGACGGGCAACTGCTTGGATTATAGGGAGTTCCTATCGGAAATTTCAATCCTTTCGGCAATTTTCTATCGCTACGTGAACTTCCTGCCACTGGCGCGGACCTTGATCGTGTTGGCGGTCGGGCAGGTGACGGTCAGCTTGCCGCCGTTGGCGATCGTATGGCCAACAATGTCGGGGAATGGCCAGACCTGGCCGACGGTTAGCGCCTTCGTGAAAGTCTGGGCAGAGGCCCCGTCGGGCGATACGAGTTGAGCAGTGGCGGTGGCCGTGGCGGCGCCCTCGTTCGTGCACGTCAGCTTGTCGACAGCGGTCGTGCACTGGTCGGACAGGTAGTACGCGCCGGTCGTGGGTGTGGCAGTGGCTGCGGCGAAGGTGCCCTCGATGAGGACTGCCGGTGTGGTGGTCATGGGTCAAACTCCTTTTGCGATGTTGGCGGCCTTGATCGCGTTCGCGAGCGCGATGCACGAGGGGAGGTCGGTGGCGTTTGCTGGGTAGGTGGCCGCGGTGCCGAGATTCGCAGCTGTGTCAGCGCTTGCTGCGCGGTCGACGTACAGGTTCGCGACCTTCGTTGTGCTCGCGATGACCAGCGGCGCCGTGCCGGTGGAGACAGTGGACGCGATCTGACCGGATGCGGAGACAGTGGTGAACTTCGCCGCGGCAGCCGTGGTCGCCCCAATTGCCGTGCCGTCGACAGTGCCGCCGGTGATCTCGACGCTATCCGCGTTTTGTGCGCTGATCGTGCCCAGGTGCGCGCGCGGCGTGGTGTCGTCGGCTTCGACATGTGGCGGTGTGGCCGGTGCTGCGTCCAGGCGCGCAAGAGCATCGGCGAGCAGGGCCAACGCAGCGGCCGAAGCCTGCGCAACGGCCAGCGCTGAACCGGCCAGCGCATTTGCCTCCTCGATGGTCGACGGGAACGTATCCCCGACGTCTTCGAATACCTGTTCAAGCGCAGCGATGGCGCGTTTGTTTCCTTGAGCGATCTGGGCGAGTACGTCACGGGTGAGATTCAGCTTAGGCATTCAGCGGCTCCAGCTGCGCCTCCAGGCGCGCAACGGACAGGTGGGCGTCACTCGTACCCCGGAACTTCTGGATGCGCCAGTTCTCCATGCCGCCTTGGCCGATCCACACCAAGCGCTTCGTGCGCTGGCCCTGGCGTCCGGCCTTGATCGAGCGTTCAGCGCTCCACGTCACGCCGTCGGCCGAATACGATGTCCAGATCACCGGATCAACGCCCAGCGGCGCGCGGCCGGGTAGGGCAACCAGTTCTAGCTCGTGGAACACGGCACCGCGGCCCTCGTTGTACACGATGGACGTGTCGAACTCCCAGCCGATCACCTGGCCGTAGTGGGTCGAGATCGTTTCGTCCAGCACGCCGAGCGCGCTCGATGTCGGGTCGCCGCACAGCCAGCGGTCGTAGCACCACACGAAGTTGCGCGCGCGGTACTGCGCCGGCGTCAGCAGGCCGGAGTCGACAGTGAACCAGACTGGCTCCTGCACAGCGGCCGACGCGGCGCCGTCGTAGATCAGCGCGCGGTCCGGTAGATGCAGGTAGAGCAACGCGTGATTCTTCGTCGTGCGTACCTCCATGACGGACATCGACAGTTCCGCTTCGGTGTAATCGAGCAGCAGCGTGTCGATCTCGCCGGTGGACAGTTTCTGTGTCGCCGCGTTCAGGCCGACCCATACCGCCGGCGGCTCTTTGCGGGCTCCGCCCAGGAATGCAATCTTGTCGTCGTAGTTGACGATGCAGTGCGTTCCGATGGCGCCGCGGTTGATCTGCGCCCCCTCCACGCGCGCGAACGGGAACAGGGATCTCGTCGACGACTGGCCGACGTTCTGCATCATCTCGATCGTGTACCGGTTGACCGCGTAGAACTCGCCGGCGCGTGACTTGAACATGCCTTTGATCGGGTCCGGGTCTCCCTCGCTACTACCGTAGCGCAGCGGGTTGATCGACGTCGGGTCGAGCAGGTCCGTGACGATCAGCGACATGCCGTCTGTCGTGACGAAGTACCCATCGATCCAGAGGACGTCGAGCACCGCACCCAGGTCCGGGTCGCCAACCTGCGTGAGAGTGCCACCGCCCCAGTAATAGAGCGCACCGCCCGAGGCTATTGCAAGCCGATCGAACGAATAGTCGAAGCCGACCTGGCCAGTGCCGCCAACGTCGCCCAGCACGGTCACGACACCGGTCGCCGCGACTTGCACGAGCTTCGTGCCCATGACCCGGTAGTGCACGCCGCCCCAGTTGATCCCGCCACGGTCGACGCCAGGCCCCGAGCCGATTTGCACGATGCCTTCAGCCGGGCGCAGGTAGCCCGCGCTGATGCCCTGCGCGCGCGGCACAGGCATCATGTTGCGCGGGTACGAGATGCGGAAGTCTGGCCCCTCGTCGGTCGTGATCCCGCTCAGGATCGGGATCTGCACGTTAGAAGCCCTCGCCGTTCATCACATGCAGCGTCGTGCCGAGCGGGGAGATGTGCGACAGTTGGTTGTCGTCCATGGCCTTGGTGATCACGACTTGGGCGCCGGCCGGCACTGGATAATCAGCCGTCGACGCGGCTGCGACACCCTGGCCAACGCGCACGTAACACACGTTCGCGCCCTGGTTCGTCAGGATGAGTTGCTTGCTACCCTTTTGCAGGGTCGCCGTAGCGGACGCTGCTCCGGGGCTCAGGACTTGGCCCGAGCCATAGGCGGGCTGAACAGGTGCTTTGATGGTCATGATGGTTCCTTTGTCAGTAGCAGCGCCACGGCTTGTTTCCGGCGCCGTTGAGCGGCAGGCCCGAGGACTGGCCCGTGGTTGGGGTAACGGCGGCGCCAAGCAGGGCGTTGTAGCCCGACTTCGCTGCCGCCAGCGTCTGGGGCGTGAGCGCCTTGCCGCGCCCGGCTGCCAGCTTCACGGCGAGGTTCAGGTACACGGGCTCGACGGCCGTGAGCGGAATGCCGGCGTCGTCGTCGATGTTCGAATCGTCAGGGCTGCCCGGTAGCAGATAGCCGATGGATATGCCTACGCCACTCCACGTTGCCATCATCGTGTCGAGCTGACGCAGCGCATCCTCGCGCACCTCCGCTCCCAGGTCGAACACGTAGCCGGCGCGCGCGAGCTCGCTGAACGCCTGGTCGATGATCTGCGCTTTCGTCCACATGATCAGTTCTGCCCAGTCAGCGCGGCTTCGATACGCTCGGCCAGCTTCGCGTCACCGATGCGCGGCGAGAACTCGATACCGAGCTTGGTGGCCTTCTGCTCCAGTTCGGCGCGGGTCGCCGGCGCGTCGTCGTCTGCCTCGTCCTTGGGCTTCGGCGCAGCCGCATCGGCAGCATCCGGCGTGGTCAGGTGCCAGCCATCCGCGAGCGCGGCATCCAGCTCGTCGACGTCGTGCACGATATGCGTGTGGAAGCGACCGCCGTGGATCTCTTCGGGGCCGCCAGCTTTGTAGATCATGCGCGGGAAATCGTTCATTCATTCCTCCTATGGATTATGAAAAGCGCTGCACACGGCGCGAACCGCGGCGCCGAGATTGGAAAATGCCGCTTTGGACTGGCGGGCTACTGCCCGGGATCGCGATATCAGCCGACGCAGATTTGGACGAATCTGCGTCGCTGGTAAATGTCACCTTGCCGTACTGATGGCCGGGCGTCGTCGCAGGGGCGGTGAATAAGCCGCTTGTGTCGATAGCACCGAAAGTGCACGACCAGATTCCGCCCTGCGACGGGCTATTCTGCCCAAGAACAGCCGCTGAAAACTGTTGCGAAGAGCCGCCAACGAGGGTCGCGGCCATCGGGTTGATAACTACCGCCGTGACGATAGCGGCGGGCGGCGGCGGAGCGACGTTCGATTGCGAACCACTTGCCGCCACCGCGTCCATGCCTACAGCGTTAAATGCTGGCATGGCGCCTCCTTATGCCCAGCCAGTACCGACAGGGCCGATGAACTGGCCGTTGGACTGGGACTGCATCTGGCAATACAACGTGCCGGCTGCAACACCGGTGAAGGTGAGGATCAGCGTATAGGTGCTGCCTCCGTCGCTCGACACGTACACGGCGATCGTCGTCCCGCTACGCACGAACTTGACGAAATCGTTATCGACTGGGATGCGCCCGCTCGTCGTGGTCGTCGCCGTCCCGGAGAACGCCTTGTAGCCGACACTGTAATCGGCCATGAAGTCGATGCCGATGGAGCCGTAACCCACGTTGGTTTGACCCGTCTTGAAGCCAATCAGGTGCTTGCCCGGGTTTACGCCCGACAGCTTGACGATCAGCGTACCGTCGCCCGCGAGCGCCAATTGCGTCACGCCGCCGTTGGGGTTGTTGGCATAATTGACGCCGCTGTCGGTCTTGTACGCGTACGGCGCGACGGCTGACGTTTCCGTCATCGTTACGAGGTTCGTAAGCCGTAGATCGGTGCCCGATGATGCCGCGACGTTGTTCGTGACGCTGGACGGGCCGAACGAGACAGCCGCGTTGCCTGCCACGTCCTTGATCCGTGGATCAGTGCCAGGCGCCGTGTATGTGACTTGCACTGTCGTGCCGTTCGAGAACGCCGTCGCGCACGTAGCGGATACGACTTGGCCACTGACGGACACGCTCGACACGGTTTTCGCCGATCCGTTCTCGGTGATGGCAAACGCGGACGCGGGCGGGACGCTAGTACCCAGCGTTTCCGACATCGTGATCTGCACAACGGTCGGCGATGCGGCGGCGATCTGCGCGCTGGAGAACGTCGGCGGCGTCGTGTCGGATGCGGGGGCGTTGTTCGTGACGCTCATGCCCGAGAACGAGACCATCAAATTGCCGGCTAGGTCACGCAGGCCGGCGCTGCCCGGCTGGGTGTAGCTTACCGTGCGCGCCGCCTCGCCAGCGACGAACACCTCGCCCAGCGTCAGCGTTACGGTTGTTGCGGTCACGCCCACACTGACGACCGTATGGCCGCTGACGGCGAATGCGGATACGTCGGGCACGTTGGTTGTGTCGAGCGATTCCGACGCAGTCATAGTCAGCGTTGCCGGAGTCGCGTTTGCGACGGTCGCGCCACTCAAGGTCGGCGGGGTGCTATCGATCGCCGGCGCGTTGTTCGTGATGTTGACCGCGCTTTGCGAAGCCATCATGTTGCCGGCGAGATCGCGCAGGCCATTGCCCGGAGCAGTAAATGTGACGGTGCGCTGCGCTTCGCCGTTGACGAACGGGCTCGATACGGTCAGGTAGACGACGTTGCCTGCGCCGCTTGCCGACGTTACGGTGTGCCCTGTGACGGCCCAGGCGCTTGTCTGCGGCGGATACGCCGGGTCGAACGGCTCCGACAACGTAACAGCGACGATGCTCGTCGCGGTAGCAGCCACAGACGCGCGCATAATGGTTGGCGCGGTAGCGTCGGCGCCCGGACTCGTGAGTGCAAGCGGCACTTTCGAGGCGGCGCGGCAACCTAAGATGCGAGCAGCAGCTGCCCGGTAGTGAATATAGTCGGGCATCTGATATCCACTCACGCCAGGGTAGTAGGCGCAGCGCGCCATCTCTGCTGCCACCTGTTGATGCGCGGCATCGATGGCTGCGTAACCGACAGTGTTACCCGCGCCGTTTCCTGGCGCGTTCGAGACGTTCTCAGCCATCAGGCCGCCGAGAATGAACCACATGTTTGCGGCGCCCGTGAGTCGTGTGCGGAAACCCTGGATCAGGGTTTTCATTGCAGCGGCGTAGTTGATCTGTGAAACCGACCAGTCCGCGTCCCCTTCGCCTTGCAGCCAGATTGCGCCGACGATGCGGCTTGCCGGGTACATGAGCTGCGCTTCCGCCAAGGCCAAGTTGCCTTGCGTGATGGCGTTTTCGTACAGTGAAGCACCGCTCGTAGAAGTGCCATCGCCTGGCGCCCATCCCGGCGTATTTGCCACGAGCGTCGTTGCGCTGCGTGCCACAGGCACGAGCAGCACCTTACGATTGCTCGGGATCATGCCCGCATATGTTTTGGCGAACCACTGTGCCGGGCTCAAACCCGAACCGTTACCTAGGGCCGGCAGAGAGCCTTGCGAGTAGTTGTAGCGTAGCGGGTCGACCGCCTGGGTAATCTTCCGGTAGGTCGCGGTTTCAACGGAATAGCCACCGTACGAAAACACGCGAGGGTCAACGATGTCGAGCGCGCTCGTTGGAGAGTCCTGGCCAACCATGTTCGACTGGCCAGCACACAGGATGATGTCGAAGCCCGGATCGTGCGGGTTTGTCAGGCCCGCGTTGAGCGCGAACGCCGAGTCACCGTTATAGACGAACGGAGTTTGGTTCTGGAAAGTCACGGGGCCGCCGCCATTCGACGACGTCAAGATCTGCGTCAGCGTGATGTGCGTCGAGTCCGTGATGGTCCACAGGCCGTTAAGCCAAATCCCGGAACCGTCATCGACAACGAACGTGATGTTCGTATCGCCGACCTTGGCTGTGTACTGAAACCCGGCGCCATCGGTGAGCGCCTGGGCCAACGTACGCCCGCCCGTGACCGCTGCACCCATGGTTACGACGGAACCCACTGTCAGCGTGAGCGAGCTCAGCGCGGTTGCGACGACTTTCAGTCGATCGATGTGCTTCATTGTCTATCTGTCCTTGGTAAAAAAACGACCCGCACGAGGCGGGCCGCAAA